CGACAAGCTGCTGGCCAGCTACACCGAGGCGCAGTTGGCGCAGTGCCGCATGGAGGCGCGCAACTATCGCTCACACCAGTTGCTGTACCTGCACCTACCGGATCGCACCATCGTCTACGACGCGGCGGCGAGCACGGAGTTGAAGCAGCAGGTCTGGACGGTGCTGGCGTCGACGCTGGTCGGCTTCTCGCAGTACCGCGCGCAGAACCTGGTGTGGTGCTACGACAAGTGGCTGGTGGGCGATCCGCAGTCCTCGGCCGTGGGCTATCTGGTGGACAACATCGGGTCGCACTGGGGCAGCACGGTGCGGTGGGAGTTCGCCACGCCCATCGTCTACAACAGCGCCAAGGGCGCGGTGGTTCACGAACTGGAACTGGTCGCGCTGACCGGCAGCGTGGCCGTGGGCCAGAACCCGCAGATCAGCACGTCGTACTCGCTTGACGGCGTGGCCTGGGGACAGGATCACTTCATCGCTGTGGGCACCATCGGCAACCGCACGAAGCGCCTGGTCTGGCGCAGGCAGGGCTTCATGCGGCAGCGCAGGATGCAGCGGTTCCGGGGCGACAGCACGGCGCACATCGGCGCGGTGGCGCTGGAGGCGCAGATCGAGGCGATGGCGTACTGACATGGCCACCACACGCCTGAACCTCACGCGGGATCAGCTCGCCACGTTCCTGAAGGATCACGAGCAGATTCGGCAGTTCGAGCGCCTGTTTGCCGATGTCAACCAGTTGGAGCCCACCACGCTGGTGGATCTGGCGATCACGGCCAGCACGGCCGGGCAGCAGGCGGTGGAAGCACTGGATGCGCTGAACCGGATTGCGAACGCATTGGAGATGGTAGCGGCTGCGCCTGTGCCGCAGCGGGAAGACCCTCTGCGCCTACCTGATCTGGCGCCTGTGGCCGAAAACAACAACTCGGTGGTGACGGATTACGTCGACCTGAACGCCGCAGCGCCTCACGTTTCCAGAATCCGCCGACTGGCATGGAATGACGCTGAACAGACGGCCGACCTCGGCATGGAATACGGCGTCGTGCAGCAGATCGGACTGGAGTATTACGCCAGGGTGGAGAACGCCACAGGCGTGACGATTCCCAAAGGTTCCGTTGTCGGCTTTGCCGGCGTCAGCGCCAACAATGTGATCTCCGTCACTCCGTACATTGCTGACGGCAGCACGCCCAGCCTGTACATCCTTGGCGTAATGGCACATGACTTGCCGAATGCGAGCCAGATTGGCTACTGCACGGTATGGGGGCACGTTGCCGGCATCGACACCAGCGCGTTCAGCGTCGGCGATATCCTCTATGCCAGCCCGACGGTGGCGGGCGATTTCACGGCCACAAAGCCGACCGCGCCAGACAACGTGATCCCTCTTGCGGCAGTGCTGGAGTCCGATGCGACGAACGGCGAAATCTTCGTGCGGCCGACCATCGAGCAGGAGCGGTACTACGGCGAGTTCTACAACACGGCGGGCGTTACGCCGATCGCCGCGAATACGGCCTATGCGCTGGCGTGGAGCGGGGCCACGATTTCCGATGGCATCACCATCGCCGGCACGCCTGTTACGCAGATCACGGTGTCAGAATCTGGGCTATACCAGTTCAACGCCAGAGTTCAATTTAGTTCCGGCAACTCAAGCCTCAAAAGCGCGTGGGTTTGGTGGAAGCTCAATGGCACCACGACGTATGCCAACAGCGCCACAGTCGGGTCACTGTCTGACAACGGCGGCTATATGGTGTTGCGCAACTCGGAGTTCTTCTCGCTTGCCGCTGGTGACTACATTGAACTGATGTGGGCCGTAGATAACACCAATCTAGAGCCAACCAACGTAGCAGCCACAGCGTTTGCTCCCGCAGCACCGTGCGCGGTGGTCGAAGTCACCCAAATTCAGCAGTAGAGGAAACCATGAGCGTCATCGTCAAAGTCCTCGTCCCGCCCCTGCAAATGCAGGCCACGCAGACCACGCAGTACACCGCAGGCCCCGGCATCCGCGCGATCATCGACAAGGCCACCGTCACCAAC